TGCTGGCGCTCTCAGCGTTTGCGTTTCCGCTTGGCGTTGAGTCTGCTCTCTTTCCCACTTACGTTGTTCTCTTGCAAGCCTTTTGCCAATTGCTGCATCAAGCTCTTCTTGGGTAAAAACCCGTGAAGACTCTTTTGCTTCATCAGCGACTTCCGGCGCGTTTACATTTGCTTCAGGAGTGGCCGTCACTTCTGCTGCGGGCGCGGAGTCTACTTCCGCTAAGGGTTGTTGGACTTCTTCAGTCATTTTTGAATCCTAAGATTCCCTGGTGATCCGCACCAGTACGGGTTTTTGTCATTATGCCGTCAATGCGGCAACTTTGGCTTGGAAATCTTTAACCCGAACGTCAAGGCTGGCTTGATCAGCCGTCAGTTTGGCGGCTAACTCATCCAAACGAGTTTGATTTTCGCTTTGTCGGCGTTCGCGGGTAGCAAAAGTATTTTCGCGTGTGGTCAATGCAGCTTCCCGCTCGGCGCTAGAAGTTTCAAACGCTTTAACTTGGTTGGCCAAATCAAGCTCGCGGGCAGCAAGTTCGTCAGCCTTAATTTTGGAGCTATCGTTTTTGTCTTTGGCTGATGCCACCATTTCTGCGGCTTGAGTTTTGGCAGTTGCCAATTCTGCGGCAGCTTTGGCACGATCAACCACTGCGTCTTGGGCAGCGGATAACGCGCCTTGGCGTATGGCCAATTCTTTTTGCAAATTAACCAAATTGGTTAAGTCCGCAGGTAATTGCTTCTGAATGTACTCAATCAGATTAGTGTGGTTCATAGAACCGCCATCACCATAAAAGTCCATGATTTAATCCTTTAGGAATAGTAGGTGATATTGATCTTGGCGCTGGCTGTTTGTTCAATAAATTGAATTTGAGACAAGTCGCCGTCGTATTGCAGAGTAACACCGGCTGCCAAAGGCATACCAACAGAAGCTGTAGGTGCTACGCCATCATCACGCCAGCGCACAGCTTGGGTTTCGGGGGTAATGATTGCAATGCGGGGGGTGCCTGCCAAACCATTCAAATCTTTAGCTGGTACTGTTAATTTAGACGCCGAACTAAGACTTGTGATCTGCTGGTACCCCATCGTAGAGGTAATTGCTTTGAGGTTAATAGCCATTCAAAATCTCCTTCTTTCGGTAAATGACCGAAGTTTAACCAACAATTGATCTGTGTTAATTGTTATTGAACTGTATGTGATAACGGCATTTTGACCTGTTACGCCATACGTTCCCGAATCACCCAGTAAAAATCTGCCTTTGGAAAGTGTAGCAGATTGTCCGGTTATGGTATAGACACCGTAATCACCTGATAAAGCCTTTGAGCGTAACAAAGTAGCAGACTGACCAGTTACTGCGTAAGCACCGTAATCACCTGATAAAGCCTTTGAGCGTAACAAAGTAGCAGACTGACCAGTTATGGTATACGAGCCATTGTTTGCGCTTAAAACTTTAGAACGTAATAGACTTGCGGATTGTCCGGTTACTGCATAGGAGCCATTGTTTGCCGCTATGGTGTACCCTCCGTTGAATATCCATCCAATGTTACCGCCACCGTCTACATTTCCATTGGCTGTTGGCGCTAACCAAGTTGCACCGCCTGTAGCGATATTATTTGAAATATTTAAATAAGATGTAGTTACAGTTCCGCTTGGCTTACTTAAAATTCCACCATCTAGAATATTTACTATACTGCTATTTCCATCTATAAGTAGACTAGAAACATTTAATGTTGAACCAGCAACAAGTTGAATTTGTGCAGAAAAGGCATTTGAAGGAGAATTATTTGTTAATAGATTTGTTATTGTTTGCGTATTTCCAAGGCTTCCAATAGTAAGAGTTTGAAGAGAAGAAGCACTTCTATTTAATGTTACTGAAGGAAAAGTAGCGTTAGGAACATTTAAAGATGTAGTACTTCCACCAAAAACAAATGAAGACCCTGTAAAATCAACGGTAGTTCCTGTAAGAGTCCCAATAAATTGATTAGATATTGTAATAGTTGAGTTAAGGGTTATAGTTTTTGTGCTTACATTATTAAAATTAAAACTAACGCAATTTAAATTGTAACTATTAGAATCAAATGATGAAGAGACAGTCCAAGTCCCACCCGTAACAGAATTTGATAATTTATATATTGTTCCTGCCCCACCACTAATGTTTGTGGCAGTGGGCATAGAAGCAAAAACTGACTGTATGAAATTTGTTCTTGACGTATTAGTAGAAGAAAAAGTTATTGATGTAAATGGAGAACTGCTACTAAAATTATTTTGGTTTAAATAACTTCCATAAATGGTTGGCGTACTATTTGTATATGTATGAACGCCGCCAGCATTTAATAAAGTTAAATCTAAAACATAAGAACTGCTTAAAGCAATGGTTGCACCGCTGTTGCCAAAAGTAAAATTAAGGGCTTTGGCTTCTGCGCCGCCAGCCGATGTTCCGTGAGCAATAGTACAAGTACCAGACGTAGGAGAGAAACTTACGTTTGGAGTACCAGTGCATGAAAAATTTGTAATGTCTGGAAAATCCCAATACGTTGCACTAGCCGACCTTGTGTTTACATAAGACCCTGTACCAAAAGCAATAGCCCTTGTATTGTTATTGTTTGAAGAAAAAATTCCAAAATGAGTTAATGTGAAATTATTTAAATCTAGTGTGCCTGACGTTAATGTTATTGTTCTTAATGTTGTAGTGCCAACAGCTAAAGCATCTTGTAATCTGTAAGTTGCAGTACCAGAAAATGTAATTGGAAAATTTAAATTTAATGCCGCACTTACTATATTTTGTGTTCCGCTGGTAGCCGCAAAAGTTACCACGCCTGTGCCAGTAGCTATAGTCATTCCTGATTTAAATGTCAAATTACCATAAATCGTTAGCGTAGTACCAGTGGAACTAGCTTTTGACCCTGTAAATGTATTACTATAAACAAGACTTCTAATTGCTGTGCCAGTAGTAAAGTTTGTACTACCAGTTCCAGCAACAAATTGAAAACTTATGCTGTTTGCTTCTGTTGGCAATCCTGCATTAATTGTCCTTGATGTTCCAGAACTATTTGTGCAAACTATTAGCGGAGTTCCGGTTACGTTATATGTTGCCGCACCAGTAAAAATAGTTCCTGTACTATTTAAAGAAATTGTATTTGTTCCAAATGCCAGAGTTCCAGTAAACCCCGTCATTGTTAGCGTTTGAATCGTAACGCTTACATTTACTGTTGCAGTACCAGCACCTGATAACGCATTAAATGTCGCCGTATCTGCTGTACTTGGGACACTCGCACCCCTTGCGCCGCCAGATGTAGCACTCCAATTAGATGTGCTTGTCCAGTTACCTGAACCGCCAGAAACCCAAAATCTTGCCGCCATTATCCAACATCCTCATCTAACAAAGATTCTGATGGTGCAGATGTAATCAATAAAACCCAAGCATTGATGCGTTCTTGTTTAAAAGCATCTATTTCAACATCAGTATATGTATGGTCATCAGGAAGATATAAAGCATCCCTAAACATAATTCCGTTGTGCGTATGCTCGTAGATTATTTGCATAATTAAGCAATACCAATAAGAACAGTTGCAGCTACAGCGGCAGTGAAGTTAACAGTGAATGTACCGTACTGCAATGGAAAAAAAAGTCAATCGTCATGTTGCTTGGAACACGCCGTTAGTGCCGTCTAAAGTTACAGTGACTGTTTCGCTTGCCGCTACAGCTTGGCTTGATCCGTAGTCCCAATAAGCCACGTTTGTGCCTGTTGTTGAATCAGTCAAAATTGCGTATTGAAAACTAAATCCAGCGCCAGACGCTGTCCAAAGCGTTGGGCTTGCCAATACCAACTTAAACGTGCCGCCAGTTTGCGAGGCGCTAGTTGTACTAGCCGCATTACCGCCAGTTGTGTAGCCGTTACCGTTTGCAACTTCGGTAATTGTCCCCGCAGCTTGGCTTACCGCTGTGGCTAACTTGATCACCCATGAGTCTGAGCCAGAATTGATACCTTCAAACAAGTCCTCAATTGCTGGTTGAAATTTGTTGTACGTTGCCATAGTAACCTCTTATGCCAAGTATTTCAGTTTGTAAAGTGTGCGAAGATAAATTTCAATGATGTTATCAATAAGCTGTTGCAATGACGAATCTGACTTGTCTGCAACCTTATACCGAGCTTCTTCAATTTCAGCCAACGAGCTTTCTAAAAACTCAATGATGTTGGAAGTCTTCTTTGCCGAATGCAAAGTGATGGGGCCAATCAAACCATGACGGCCTTGGTAGGCTTCAGCAAAGTCATCTGCCGCGCCAACAATTCGGTCATAGAAAATGTTAAGTGCTTCGTGCTTGCTAAAGCTGCGGGTGTTCAAGTGAACGCTGTGCGCCACGTCCCGTGCTAGAAACAGCAAGCCTAAAAAATCAGCGGCTTTCATTGTGGCATTCCCATTTGTTGTTCAGGTGGCATCATTTCTTGCTCAGGGGGCATCATCTCTTGCTGGGGCATCTCAGGCATTTCATTGATCATATTTTGCGACTCCATTGCCGCAGCGACCACGCCCATCGCAATATCTTGAATCTGTTGCTCAGTCATGCCCGCTTGCACCGCAGCAATTCGCTTGGTTTCAGCTTCGTACATCTTAACTTCAGCTTCAAAATCTTTGCGCTGCATCTCCTGCGCTTCGATGGACTTGCCGACGTTCTTAAGCATCTCATGCAATTGGTCAAGCTCTTGACCCATTGCTTGCATTTGCTGTTCTGCGGCTTGTAACTCTGGTGGCTTGTCGCCGTCTTCCATGAGCTTAGGATCAATGGTCTTGGCAAACCGTTTGGCCATCTCTTGGGCACCAGGCCAGTCCATGTTCTTCACGAACAGGTCACCGGCCACAGACCACAGTTGCGGATTACCCTGCAACAGTTGGGCCATTGCTTCCAACGCCTCTTGGCGCTTGGTTGCGTAGCCTGGGCCGGTTGCCACCACCACGTCGTACTTGCCGACGCTTGGGTTGTAGATTTTTTCAATTACCACGTCGCCTTGCATGATCTTGTTGACGGCTTCAGGCTGGTCAGGGTTTAACTTGACCATGTCAGTTTCGCCGTCCACACCAATAATGCGGGCCACGCGCTGGGTGTCGTACACCTTGGGGATCAAGTCCACCAACTGGCGCACAATGTGGCGCACACCACGGGCCAAGTTGTCGCCGTAGTGGTAAGTGCCCACATCGCCTTCGCGCTGGCGAGCCAAAATGGCTTTGCCGCTGCGCTCGTTGGATGTCATACCCAAAGATGCGTTGTATTGGCCAGTAGACGCTTTGATGTCTTCAGATGCACCAGCTTTGGCCTGCAACAGACCACTGGACGCCATTGGCGGCTGGGCACGGGCAGGCAACGGCAACACCGCACCTTGGCCGTCGGTCACGTCTGGGTTGACTTCCAAATACGGCCAGTTGGTCGTGTTGGCTGTCTTCCACTGAGTCTCGTACCCTTCAAACTGGCCGCCGTAGCCAATAAACGGTGCCTTGGGTGCCAAGGCCAGCATCTCTGCCTCTTGGCTTACCCAGTAGTTGTACATGCGCTGGGCATCCTTGGCGTTACGCACAAGGCCAGACACATACAAGCGGCCATCGACCTCAAACTCATTGCCAACAATGCGAACTACGGGGATGTATTTCCCCGCCCAATCGCGTTCTTCAAGAATTTCATACCCGTTAATCTTGCAGTATTTAATTTTGACACGATCAGATTCACGAGATTTTTTAGGTTTGCCATAAATTGCTTTCAGTTGTTTGTCCTCTGGGGTGCCTTCAAATGCGGTCACGTTTCCAGGGTACAGGTTAAGCGTTGATCTGTCGTAGTCTACGTAGTAGTAATCAGCAACGCGAATGGTGTCTTCGGTGAGCCATTGACTCAAATTTTGGTCACCCACACCCAGCGTTTGCAAGGTGGTGATGGGCGCGGAGTCGGGGTACATCCGCTGGTATTCGTCTTTGGTGATGTCTTCAGTAATGAAGCACCAATTGGCGTCCGCGCCTGTCGGGTCTTGGATTGTTGGATCCATGTAGACGCTGAATGAGTTGCGAACACGGCCAATCTTGATGTCTTGGTCAAACGTGTTTTCGTCGCAGTATTCGGTCAGGATGCGGATGTAACCTTCGCCGTAGGAGACTTGGTTTTCACACGCTGTATCGTACGCGACGTCAGCGTCGCTGATGTATTCGATGTGCCTGACCATGCCGTTGAAGATTTCTGCGACTTCAATGTCTGCGTGGTCATCGGCTGGAATAACTTTGCCACTTGGGCGGTTTTGCCTTTGGTCATTGGTTACTTGTCTGACGTGCTGGGGTAACTTATTGATCGTCAGGCACGGTCTGGCGTTGATTGTCTGACCCTGCACAGCGCCACGGGTAGCCAACACATCCGCTGGCCATTGCCAGCGATTGTCGGGTGATCCAGCGTAGAACTTCAGGTCATCAATCTCATCTTGACGAGACTCAGACAGCGCGCCGATGGCCATGTCCAAACGCGAGCGAGCAGTCGCCAAGACATTGGATTCTGAGCCTTTTTGCTTGCCGCCGTTGGCCACAGCACCGGCTGCGGCTATGCCTGTGTAATCTGCCATTATTTTTTCTTCGCAGTTTTAGCCGAGTCTTTAAAATCTTTGGCCGTTGGCGCATTCTTGCTGCCAGGCTTGTTCATCTTCTCTTTAGAGCCAGCTGCAATACGGGCTTGCTTGGCGTGAATGTTTGCATAGAGTCCAGGTTTAGTAGCCATGATCAACACTTCCATCTTTTAAGGGCTGCTTTGGCTCGCTCGCCGTCTTTGGCGTGTGCCGCTACAGCGCCCATTCTTGCACAAAATGAAGCCTTGCGGCCTTCGTCTGCCTTGGTCTTTGGGTTGGGTGCTGGTGGTTTAAGGTTGGAGCCTGTCTCTCGGTTGTACTTTTCGCGGCCTTTGGCCGTCAAGCCTGCACCTTTGGAAACGGGTAGTTTCTCACCTCGGCCAACGCTAAGAGATACGTTTTTTTTCATGCGCCCATCCAACCAGTTACCGCAGTGCCCTGCGCGTTAAAACGTGTGTGCGCTGGTTCTTTGTATTCTCTGTGCGCCACAGGAAAAGCAAACGTCACTGCAAGCGCATCAGCTGCATCTGGTGAAGCTAAACCTCTTGCTCGCATTTCTTTTTTGCCTTCCAAAAATATAGTGCCCGAAGAATTTGGTTTCTTTGTTGGGCCAGTAAAATCAGCTTTCAGTTGCCGATCTGTGGGAATACTAGCAGATTTCAGCCAGTTACGCATGTCATTCCACATCTCTGCTCGCTTATTTCCAAATGCTTGCGAGTGCTTGGCCTTATTCCCGAAATTCACACCCCGGACCTTGTACCTTTGCTCTGTCAGCCGGTCAAGAATGCCATACCCAAGGCCACCCTCATCGATGACGGTAAGCGTTGGTTTGTATTCCTCAATCGCATCAATCACCCGACCAACAATCTCCATCGTGTCCTCGCCCTTGTACCTCTTGATGGCCACAATGTCCCGTCCTTGTCTCACCACAATCACAGTCGAATCTGCGCCACCGCGGGCTGGATCAACTCCCAAAATTATCGGTGCCGTCAAATCCTTGTAACGCGGGCGCTTGGCAGCGTCATCCACAATCACCGGGCTGATAAATTGATCTTCACCAGCTGAAGGAAACTCACCATACACCTCGACCTTGGCTTGGGCTGAGTCCTCGCCATATTCGGCAATGATCTGCTCATAAACCGACTTATCGGTGTCTTCCACCGTCCTAGCATCCACAATTTTGGACGTCCAAAAGTTGCGTTTGGCGTGAAAACACTCAAAAAAGTAGCCTTCATTGCGCCGCGGGTTAGAAAATGCAAACCAGTACCTGTCCGGCGTGTTTTCTGTAAAGAATCCAGCTCCAACTTCCCAAATCGGGTTAGGGATACCGCTAGATTCATCAAAAATCAACATCATGCCGTCTTGGTTGTGCACACCAGCGTAAGAATCGGGGTTTTCAGCACTCCAAAGCTTGCCTTCGCAGGCCCAATAACGGGTGCCTTTACGCAAATCGCGCTCTACCAGCTCGGTCAGCCATTGCGCCGGCACCAGTTTGGTGGCTGAAATCTCCCACCAGTGCGAGTTAATAAGCATGGCTGCCCATTTGGTCAATTCTGCCCAGGTAACTGAGCGCAGCTGGTTCTCGCTGTTGGCGCTGACCACTACTGAGCCACCAATGCGAGTCGTTAGCATCCAAAGTATCAGCCAAGATACCAAGGCTGATTTGCCAATGCCTCGACCAGAAGATACAGCCATGCGGATGGTGTCATAATCAATCAAACCCTTTTGCTTCTTGATGTGCGCGGTTATATCCCTCAACACTTCTCGTTGCCATTTGCGCGGTCCACTAAACTTCTCCAGCGGCGTATTCTTTTGACCCCAAGGAAAAGCAAACAGCACAAAAGCTTCAGGGTCATCAGCAATGGCCGGTGACCAAAGCTCCACCATCAGCTTTTGTTCTTCTTCAGACTTGTAGATCGTTGTTTGCATTGATTAAGGTGCAGCCAGGTAATTGGCTGGCTGCTCTGGTGCTGGTTGTGGTGCCAACATGTTTTTTGCAGCCATCGCTCCACCAGCAAGACCTGCAGTGCCAAGCATTGCAGCGGGAGTGGCGGCACCATAGTAAAGCTCTCGCCAATCACCTTCTTTCATCACCGGCTTGGTGCCGGTGTACCCTGCCTGCTTATGCGCGGCCAGCGCGTCGCGCATTTCTTGCCATGACTGCTTGGGCAACAACCTGTAGTCCGGATGGGCAAACTCATGGGGCTCCAACCTCTGGCGATAAACATCCCATTTGCGCCACTGTTCAGGAAACAACTCAATCGCTGGGTTTGCGCCCCTAGACTCATCAACGTAGTCAACCACTCTTTTGTAAAACGGGTTGAAGTCTTGCAGCTGCTTAGGCTCAAACGCCAATTTTTCAGGCGTGGCCACTCCAGGTATTTCATTCAATTCGCCAGTTTTGGTGCGATACATTTTCGACAATGATGATCCACCAATCACGTCAATGGCAGCCTTTTCAACCTTCTTGGTCGGCACTCCCAAAATAGCTTCTTTAGTTGGCTCAACTCCCAACTTGCCAGCCATGCGAGTTCTAAATGCTTCCCCCACAATTGGATCGTCCAACATCCTCTCATACGAGTGCCGGATCATGTGCAAATCAACAGCCGACGTGTTTGCACGGTTTAAGTCCAACCAAGGCGTACCCAACGATGCAGTCTTTGGACCCAAGCCCGGCACCTGGTTCATTACCCTCAACGTCACATCCCTCATAGTCTCCCCAGGCGCAATCTGAAACATCTCAGGCTTGTCCAAAATCAATTTGGCCAACATCGCCTGATTCTTCAAATCTGCCGTGCCCAGCACTCCCATGCCACCGCGGCCAGCTGCCTGCACTCCCGTCTGCCCCTGCGCCGTGACAGACAAACCAGGCTCGCCAACCCTACCGGCCAGCGCCTTCAACTCATCCATATTCGTCAACCTCAACCGCTGCGCCAAAAACTCATTGGGCGTCAACGGCGCATTAGGCGACAACTGGGCAAAACTCAACCGGTTAAACATGTCCACCTGATCCGGATTGGCCACCTCATGCGTCCTGATCAACTTCTGCATCAGCTTGTCATGCACGTCCTTTGGCAGCGCCGCGGGATCAATATTGTTGGCCTTCATCCAGAACATGTCCGGCACCGTAAACTTGCCCTCCAAACCACCAGGTATCTTGATCTCTCTCTTGCTGGTCAAGTCAGTAATGCCAAGCGACTTGGGCTCGGTCACCGTCATATTCACGCCGTGCTTCTCGCCCCAAGCTTTCCACTCAGCCTCACTCGCCTTGGCCCCTGGCGTCGTTGGCGCCTCACCCTTCATCCTTGTGCGCGTAGACAACGCATCATCAATCACCGACTTAGGCACATACCCGTTAATCTTAAAAGCCGGATTGTTCAATATTGATTTCGCTATATCTGGGTTGCCCTTCAATAACTTTTTCACCTCAGACCTCGGCACCGCGCTACCTGTGACTTCACCAGTAAAAGCCAAGTCGGCCAGCTCTTTATCCTTGCTGCTTAATTTTTGATATTGCTCTGCAATGTTCTGAAATTTTTGCAAATCAGTTGGCGGCCTTGCTGCGCCAGGCTGAACCGCAAAAGAAGGCTGCGGTGTAATTCCCCTTAACGGGCCTTCGTTAAACATTCCGCGCTCAATTTGCAGCAAAGCCTCTTTGCTTAAAAACTTTGCAGCAGGACCAAGAACTGTACGCAATGCCTGCATACCAGGCCCAACCAAAGTAGCCATACCAGTGGCATACCCCTGCTCACCTCGACCAATAATATTTTGATAGTTTGGGTTCATTACGCTAAACCCCATCTGATCAGGGCGCTCACCCAACATGCCACTGACAAAAGCATATGTCTGCGGATCAGGCAACATATTCACGTTTCTTTGCTGCGCTAATGCTCTTGCCTTTGCCCCTTGACGCTGAATATTCGGGTTGACAAACCCAACAAATTGATTTGCATCGTCAGGCGCCAGTTTATTTTTGGCCATAAAAACCCCCGTTTTGATGGGCTGAATATACCAAATAAAAGCTGGCGCAGGGAGTTCTAGAAATACAAAGTTAAGGAGCTATGGTCAATCCAGTTGCTATGCGCCAGCAATTGAAATGTACATTAAAAAAATAAAAAATTGTGTGCGGGGGCACCCGTTCTTGCGCCCTTTTGCGCCGGACCCTCCCCCCCCCCATCGGGCCAGCGGGCGAGCTGGCCACCGGCGCTAGACACGCGGCGGCTGGTCATAAGCCAGCGCAAGCAGTAAGTTATCCACAGGCTGAGTGCATAATCAGGCCAAGGTTAGACACATTGCCCTGTGGACAACTACATTCTGCACAATTAGTAGGCAGAAACGCATGAGTTATCCACAATTGACTTAACATAATGGACATCGTGTTAAATGGATATTGTCAGCATTCTGTAAGTATGTATATGAATCAACAGGTTAGCGTCAAAAGATATGCACATGCTACTTTGGCTCTACGTCGGTAATATCGTCCACCTTGGCCATACCGATTTGCACCCTAGCTTGCGCCTGCTCCAGCGCCTGAATAACGCTGATCCGGTTGTCGCTGACGCTGACATCAAGCCGGTCACCATATGTCCGTGGCTTAAGCTTGCTAGCCACCCACTTGCGCGCATCGACCTGCAAGCGCTTCTGGTTCACCCATGCGCTGACTGCAACGCCTTCTAAATGGTCAGGGATGGGCTGATCTGCCAGTTCGACAATTTCCTCTGCCAAGCGGTCTGCTCGCTGCTCTACGGCCTTGTGATAGGCCTCCTTAAGCCTTTCATCAGCCTGAAGCATTCGCCAAGCGTGAACGTAACTTGGCATACCCGGCTCGCGCAAAGCGCCAGATAAGCTGGCACCGCTGCTGATCTTGTCTAGGATGCCAGGCCAGATGTCCGCGGTGTATTCGATTGGTCGTCCCATTTGCCCCATTTTTTGCCCTTTTAGATAAAACCTATCGGCACCAAATTGTCGATAGTCAAAACCTCACGCGTATTTATTTCAAATGTTTTGCGATCGCGAATCGCCCGGCCCGACATTTCTCATCTTCGCCTCCAAAAAAACGGGGTACTCACGACAACCGCTTTCCCCCTAAAGCTGGCGGCAACTGATACCAGCGCCGTCATGCTATCACCTCAATTTCGACCGCGTAGACTTTGGGGCCATCTTTGCGCTGCCTGTACTGCCAGTCGAGTTGTTGATGGCCATCATCGACGCCAAGCCAATCGGCAACGCCATCCCGCACTGCTTTGAAGGCTGACTGTAGGTTGTCACCGTCTAATGCTCGCGGTGCAACTCTGGTCAACACCAGTGTGCATGGTGGAGCTGGTGGTGCGGCAACAGACGCCAAGGCGCTGAACGCTTTTGACCGGTGACTTTTGGCCAATTTTGCCTTCACAGCCCAATGCAACCTTAAGTTCGCAACCGACACAATCTTCACTGGCATCCTAATTTCAATCATTTCCTGTTCCTTTTCCCGTCTTTCCCATTTCCCGATCCTTCCGATCCCATCCGGCCCATCCGCCATCCGATCCTTCCTGTGTCTATAGACACAGGAGGAAGGATTCGGATGATTGGCGGGGTGGGAACCCGGATGACTTCGGATGACTTCGGATGATTCGGATGATAATTCGGATGCATCCTTACTCATCCGATTCGGATGACTTCGGATGACTTCGGATGGTCTGGATGACTCTGATACCCACCTTCCACCTCGACTACCATACCCTTGGCTATCATACTTTTCACTACTTCCCAAAATCTATTGTTCTTCACGCCATGCTCTTTGGCGCTCTCTCGCCACTCGTCGTACTGCACTGGATAGTTGTTCAGGTTGTCCTGTTCGCGTTTAACTTCGATCAGCACCAAGCACTCCATGACCAGTTTTTGGTTTGGTGAGAGGTAGGTTTTCTTTTGGACTTGACTGACCAGACCGCTGATGTCTACGCTGGTGAGGAATGCGCCTTTGACTGGCAGATTGTGTTTGTCTAGAATTGGCAGATCGACCTGGGTAATTTGAAAGTTCTTAGCCGCGGGCATCTCAGCGTCTTTCATCTTTCTGGACTCAAACTGGATGGTTTTGGTGCCTGAGTCCAACGCCACCTTGTACTCTGCATCCAGTGCGCCTCTGAGAGCTGTAGACCCCCTGCTGCGCTCTTTGTCCATGGCACCTGAGTGATGGACTACTAAAACGCAACACTTCCATGGTTGGCGCAGGTAGGTGTCTAAGTGCTGGATGAAGGCATTCATGTCTTGGGTGCTGTTCTCATCCCCGCCCATGTTTCTGGCCACTGTATCGATGATGATCATGCTAGGTATACAGCCGGCATCTGCTGACAGCTGCTTAACTGACTCAGCCACAATGGCCGCCTCGGTGCTGTCGTATAGCTGTGCAGCCCTGTGGCTTTTGTACAGTGGCGCGCCTTGCAGGCTGGTGCCGTTCCCCAGCTCCCAAGCTTTGAACCGCCTGGCCAACCCGTTATGCCCTTCGCCCGCAATATAAAACACCGCCCCCTGCTGTACCTGGTGCCCGTGCCATGGTTTGCCAGTAGCAATACAGCAGGCTATGTCGATTGACACAAAGCTCTTGCCACCGCCCGGGTCGCCAAACACCTGCGCCAAGGAGTCGCTCTCAATGTAGTCATCCACCACCCAATGTATTTGGGTTAGCTGCAGGTTATCTGCCCTGGTGAACTCAAAGGCCAGCTTGTCTTTCACCGGCCCTGCTACGCGCTCGATCTGCTCTTTGACCGCATCCAAGCCCTGCAACACGTGCAGGTCGTTGAAGTCTGTTGGTTTGTTGGGCAAGTCAGACTCCGAGAAATTAGGGTAAACAACCTCGCCAAATACCAGCGCAGCTGCAGCCTTGCCCTTGGCCACGCCTGGGTTGCCCTCGGTGAACTGGTCATTGTCTGCGCCGATCACAATCCGGCTGCCAGGGAACATCTCTTTGGCAGCCTTAGCCACCTTGGCCAAGTTGCCACAGTCAAACGCCACCAATGTGGTGTACCCCGTCGCCTCATGGATGCTGGCGCAAGTAGCAAAGCCCTCACCGATAAAGATCACCTTCCGGTTACCACGTAGCTCATAAAAACCACCTTCAATCTTGCCACCCTTTAAGAACCGTTTGTTACCATCAGCATCAATGGTTTGGTAGCTCAGTATCTCGCCCGCCTGGTCAATCACCGGCACCACCAACCTGCCAGCACGGTCAATCTTGATCCCATGGGGCTCAATACGTTTACGCACAAGGTAGGGATGGTCTGCGCTGGCATCTGTATAAGTCGATACCTCTTCTTCTGCCCGATCTGCCGCCTGCGCCTGGGAAGCCAACCTCTCAGCCTCTCGCTTGGCCTTAAACTCACCCACCCACTTGTCATGCTCTAGGCGCTCAGTAAACGTCATCGACCTGCCAGTGTCTGCCACCCATTTAGCCTCAAACGTAGGCTCCTTCCAGCAGCCACAGACCCCCACAGGAATCTTGCCGGTAGTGTGCAAGATGTACCAACCGTCCAATGCCCCCTTCTTGCTCGACACATGAGGCACCCTGTGAATCTCACCATCAGGTATCAGCTCCTTGATGGTCAACCCACTAGCCTCACAATGCCTGCGAAAGCTCTCAACAGGGTCTACCAGGTCAGTCGATGCTGTGGCCACGGCAAAGCCGTTAGGAAATATGCTTGATAGACTGCTCATGCCTGTGCCTCTAACAGTTCTGGCCATATGGCCTTCCAGCTGCCCTGGCACACCATCTTCCGGCTTACTCTTCCCGCAGTCTCCTGCTCTATCCGTACCGCCTCCCAAGCACTCATTTCACGCCTGCCGGTCAAACATTGGTACAGGTACTGCTCATTCATGCCAACTTTTTCTGCCAGTTGTCGGCGCTCATCTGGTGTTATTTGTGTGTTCATAGACCGTGGAGTCTAGCAGATCGCTATAAATTTAAGGGCATAGGGAAAACACCTAGAAAATAATCTATCAACCCGCTAGAAATCTCTAGTTTTCCGCTAGAATTCTGGTCATGGGCAGGGAAATAGGTTCTTGCCCATCACGCCAAACGGCCAACAACACAAAGGAAACAAAATGACAAACGCAACACAAACAACTGCTCAAGAAGAACGCAACATGAATATGTATGGAGTCGCTGATATTGACGCTTATGTGGAATCTGTCAAAGAATCCATCACTTACCAATTCACAGGCGGTCACATGATAGTCGCTGGCCTGATGTCTGATGCTCAAGAATTAATTGCTGGTGGCGCACAAAACAGCAGCCGCCAAACTCTCAACATTGCTAAACACATTTTGTTTTTAATCATGGATGGCCAATTGGTTGGCACAGTCGAACGCAAGTAAACCCAACGGGGCCTCGGCCCCCATCTTTAAGGAGACTTCACAATGAAATACAAATTGAATTTTGCAAGGGACGTAGACACTGATGAGCCAGATGTTTACATTCTTAATCTGTCCAATGGATTTAAATTTGCTCATGACGCATGGGCTATTGAACACGTTAGAGCCTACAACACCGTCCAAGAAATGAAAGATGACATCAAACATTTTGTGGTGGCCTGCAATTGCAAAGACTGCGTAGAGGTAACAACATGAACCACACACAACACGCCCTAACCGCCGACAGCCACCGCAGGCTTGGCAAACGCGCCGAGGCTGCGCTGGACTATCTGCTGTGCCTTGTCATTGGCACTGGCCTTGCTGCACTTCTTGTTGCTTGGTGGTCATCATGACAAACTTGCAAGACTTCTGCCAACAGCCACGCACTATGCAAGAACTGGTCGACGCTGGCTTTGCTGCTCACACGGTCTACAACGCCGTCAAACGCAACGAACTGACTAACACTAACGCAACCGACGCTTGGGGCCGCAAACAGCGCCGCAAAGGCTTGTTTTTGTCCACCGTAACCGCAACCCCTTACAACGCCTCCGTACTATTGGCCGCTTGGAGTACACAACCATGAACATTGCACCCGTTTGTCCAGATGGAATGCTGGAGATCAACATTGAATGCGAAGGCGTGGACTTAGTCTGCCACTTTGACTACACCCCTGCCGAGACAGGATCGAAAGATTCCATGGGCTTACTGTACGAGCCTGACCAGGTTGCACAATGCACCCTCGCCCACGCTTACGTTGGTGACGTAGACATCGCCCATTTGCTTTTGCAATACCTGGTTGATGACCTTGAAGCCACCGCACTTGAATACACCAAAGAGGAACAAAATGACAATTACTGAACTTATTGCGGCACTCAAAGCCGCCAAAGCAGCCGAAGAAAAAGCCAAGGCCACACGCTTGGACATTGAAACCCAAATGGTTGCTTTGTTTGCCAAGCCAGCTGCTGGCGAAGGCACCCATAACGACGAAGACTTCAGCATCACCTGGAAGCTTAACCGCACGGTTGACACCGACAAACTGTCTGCTGCTTATGAGTCATTGCCGGTCAACGCCCAGCGAGCCTTTCGCTGGAAGGCCGAAGTCGAACTTAAGAACCTGCGAGCCTTGGCCGAGCTGGACCCTGTGTCTTACTCAGCTGTTGCCGAATTTATCACCAGCAAACCCGCCAAACCATCTATTGACCTGAAAGACAAACCATGAGCTTTGACCTGAACTCTATTTTCAAAACCCGCCGTGTCCGCGCGCCCAAAATTGTGATCGTTGGCCAAGGCAAGATTGGTAAGACGACCTTTGCCGCTATGGCCCCCAACGCCATTGGCATCTTGACCGAGGACGGCGCCGACGCTGTAGACGCCAACGCATTTCCCTTGGCCAGTAGCTTGACTGAAGTTTATGCAGCCATTGAAACATTGATCAGCAGCGAGCATGACTTTAAAACCCTGTTCATTGACTCGCTTGATTGGCTCGAGCCTATGGTGCAGGAACACGTTTGCAAGGCCAACAGCTGGAAGAACATTGAGGCGCCAGGCTTTGGCAAAGGGTATGTGGCTGCAGCCGAGGAATGGCGCAACCTACTGTCTGGCTTGGAAGTCTTACGAGCCGCCAAGGGCATGGGCATCATCTTGATTGCTCACGACAAGATCAAACGCATTGAAGACCCGCTGACAGAGGGCTATGACTCGCATGTATTGAAGCTGCACGACAAGGCCGCTGGACTGATCCAAGAGTGGGCTGACATTGTTGGCTATGCCGGTTACCGCATTTTCACCAGCAAGATCGATGCAGGTTTTTCTAAGAAGGAAACCAAAGCCACTACCACCGGCGAGCGTATCTTGCACGTCGAACCCCACCCGGCTCATTGCGGCGGTAACCGCTTTGGCCTCACTAATATGCCGCTTGACTGGGCGGCATTCCAGGCTGCGCTCACCGCAGCTCAGTCCTGATTTTCAGTCCAACCATTAACTAGGAAACACAAAATGGCACACTTTTCTTTTGACGCATCAACCGTAGCACCCCAGGCCGTGACTGGCCCAATTCCCGCAGGCACTTACCTTGCCCATTGCATTGAATCTGATGTCGCCCCGCTGAAGTCCGGCAACGGCACTGGTTTGAAAATGACCTTTGAAATTCTGGATGGCCAGTACAAAGGTCGCAGAATTTGGGAGAACCTCAACATCCAGCACACAAACGAGGATACTCAGCGCATTGCTCAGAGCCAGCTTTCAGCCCTGTGCCACGCCGTTAACGTCATCAAGTTGGAAGACACCGCAGCCCTGCACTTTAAGCCGGTCAAGGTCAAAGTAGTGGTGCGCGAGGCTCAAGGCCAATACCAGGCCAGCAACAACGTCAAAGGCTATGAGTCTGCCGGTGGTTCAACAGTTGCATTTGTACCGGCAACCGACGCACCCGCACCGGCAGCTGTTGCACCGGTGTCCAAAGCACCCGCTTGGGCAAGGAAGTAAACCATGGCCGCAGTTCCAACATCAGTTGTTGATCCTGTGGCCGACGCCATCTTTGCCAGTTACAAGGCAAAGTATGGTGTCGAAGTTCAACGCCCCTACCTTGGTGCCAGTTCTATCGGTAAGCCCTGCTTGCGCCAGCACTGGTACTCGTTCAGATGGTCAAAGCAGCCTGAATTTTCTGGCCGGTTGTACCGAGTGTTTCAGTCTGGCCATTTGCAAGAACCAAGGGTTTATGCCGATTTGCGAGCCATTGGCTGCACGGTCTATGACGTGAACCCGTCCACCGGCAAACAGTTTGGCTGGAGTGAACCAAGCACCGGCCATCACTTTCGAGGCAACGCCGACGGCATTGTGACTGGCTTACCCCAAGCACCTAAAGCCCCGCATATATTGGAAATAAAAACAGCATCCAATAAATATTTTGGGGAAATGCAAAAGTCCGGTGTAAAGCAAGCCAAGCCCGAGCATTGGGCACAGATGCAATCATATATGCACTGGTCAATTGCTGAGTTTGGCGAAGACGGTTGCAAGCGAGCCATCTACATTGTTGTTAATAAAGACAACGACGACATTTACACCGAACGCTTAGAGTACGACGCACAGGCAGCGCAGGCAATTGTGGACAAGGCACTGGCCATCATTACCGCCATCGAGCCGCCGGTAGGGATCAGCACTGATCCAACCTGGTACGAGTGTAAGTTTTGCGACTTCCATAGTATTTGCCATGGCACTGATGTACCGGCACCCACTTGCCGGTCATGCGCTCATATCACGCCCGAGCTGGAGGGTAACGGGAATTGGCTGTGTGAATTTTACGCAGGCAAAGTGTCTGACAAGGTGCAGCGCGACGGTTGTAACCATCACCGGTACATACCGATCCTGTTGGCCAAAAGCGCCAAGCCAATGGACATGGACGGTGACGCTGTGGTGTACCAGATGGCCGACGGCCAGCAATTCACTAACGGTGACCCCGAGGTAAACCCTAAGCACTTGGCTAGCGCCGAAATTCATGCAGCCAAAGACAAAGCTGTGCTGGTGCGTGAAGACGTGATAAAAATCCGCATTCAGTTTGAGGGAAGGATCGTATGATCTTGCGCGACTACCAGACGCGCACGGTCACCGATTTGTTTGATTGGTGGACAAAGCATCAGGATGCCAGCGACATTCCGTTGCTGGTGTTGCCAACCGCGGCAGGCAAGTCGGTGATTTGCGCTGAGATCGTGCGCCAAATGTGGGCACAGTGGCCAGATTACCACCCCCGCACGGTAGTCCTGGTACCCAGCAAGGAGCTGGCCGAACAAAATGCGGCCAAGCTGCAGGCGCTGTTGCCGGACGACATCCATGTTGGGTTTGTCAGCGCCAGCTTGGGCAAGAAGCAGCACCATGCTGACGTAATTGTGGCTACGATTGGCAGCATCCACAAGTCAGCGCATTTGCTGGGTGACATCAAAGCCGTGATCATTGACGAAGCTCACCTGGTGGACACCAAAGCCCAGGGGATGTACCGCACGTTTTTGGCCAAGCTGGGTGAGCTGTGCGACTTTCGCACGGTTGGCATGACCGCCACCCCGTTTAGGGGTAATCAAGTCTGGTTGACCGACGGGGACGATCCACTGTTTACTGGCACGGCCAGCAAGGTCACCATGGGTGAGCTGTTGGCGCAGAAGTTTATTGCGCCACTGGTGCCGCCAACCGAGAAGATGACAACCCGCATCGATGCCAGCCAGGTCGGCATTGCCAACGGTGACTATAAAATTGGTGAGCTATCCGCGGTGGTTGCCGGTTACCTTGAGCAAGTGGCCAAGGAAGCCGTCTACATGGCCTCACAGCGCCGCAAGTGGATAGCCTTTACGCCAAGCGTGGCCAACGCTGAATGTTTGGCCGACAACCTTAACGGCCTTGGAATCACTGCAGCCGTTGTATGCGGGGAAACCCCTAAACAAGAACGCCAAGACTTGATCCAAGACTTTCGGTCTGGCCAGATTCATTGCTTGGTCACCGTGCTGGCGCTGTCGGTTGGTTTTGACGTGCCCGACGTTGATTGCATTATTTGGTGCCGGCCCACTAAGTCGCCGGTGCTGTATGTGCAGGGCATGGGACGCGGCACCAGGATTGCACCAGGCAAAGAAAATTGTTTGGTGCTGGACTTCACCGACACCGTTGAGCGCCTGGGGCCGGTAGACATCATCAAGGGACGGGCCAAACGGGCCGGTGGCAACACCGAAGGACCGTACAGCATCTGCCCTGAGTGTGGCGAGCGCAACGCTGCCAAAGCCCTGATTTGCACGTCCTGTGGCGCTACGATCCGCGAGGAAGAGGCCAAGCCGGTGGACGCCAAAGTATCCTTGGCCGCGCTTTTGTCGGCGCAGGCCGAGGCCGTGTTGGTTTGGCATGACGTGACCAGGGTGGCATATGCGGTTCACCGCAAAGAAGGCAAACCTGACTCAATGAGAGTTGACTACTACAGCGGCATTCTGCGGTGCGCCAGCGAATGGGTTTGCTTTGATCACATTGGGTACGCCAGCCAAAAGGCCGTGGCCTGGTGGCTCCAACGCAGCCAATTAAGAAGTTTTCCCAATTCAGTTGTTCATGCCATTGAAGTTTTGCAGGAAGACCCAGATTATTTGCAAGCACCCAGCCGGATTGCGATACGCAAGAACGGCAAATACACCGAGGTAAAAGACTATGAATTTGATTGAGTTGAACGCCATCAAGAATCATTTAGCCCAACAGCTGGCTGATCTTGATGGAATAAAAACAAATTGCACCAGCTGTAGTAAGTATGACGGTAAGTGCAAACAGTACCAAGCAGAGCCACCGCAAGAGTGGTTGCATGGATCGGTTGAGTGTGAACATTGGAACTGGGACCAAATTCCTTTTTAAGGAAAGCAACTATGAAGTATTTTCTTTTTTTACTAATGAGCGGATGCGCGGCGGGATCGTCTTGGCAGGCCAGCCTGGGCGAGCCTGCTGGCGGCGCGGAGCAGAAGATGGTGTTGGACAAGAACATCCAAGCCATGAGCCGCAACGAAGTCATCTTGGCCGTGCAGGAGTGCGAAAGCTCTGGCCTGCGGGCGGTCATGGTGTTTGCGAAACGCAAGATCAACAACTACACCGCTGACGTCGTGGCTGACGTAACGTGTGCCCCTAAATACAGGTACTGAATATGATTGAAGCAATTAAAAATTTTTTTAGAAAAGACCAACAGATTGTCGAACAAGGTCTTGTCTGGCGGTGCAGTAACTGCTACCTTATTTTTCTAACCAAATCAGCCGGAGATGAGCACAAATGCCAAGACCCAAGAGTGAATTGACTGGCGTGGCCAAGAACGTCGCTGTGCGGTTGATACCGGCGCATTATGCAGAATGGAAGCGTTTAGGTGGTGCCAAGTGGCTGCGCCAGATGCTGTCGCAAAGTATTAAGGAGAAGCGCGATGCCAGCGTTTGAAACTTGGGAACGAGAGAACTTAATTAAGTTTGCTGCCGAAGCATACCAAAAGATGCAAGAGCAGCACGACCTGATACAACAGTTGCAGAACGATGTGAAAGACGCCATTAAGGCATACAGGGAGTTGATCAAATGAAACAAGAGCTTGTTGATTTGCCTTGTTGCGGGTACACGGATGCAAGTGCAGTCAAATGGAATCCACTTAACGGCGTTGTGCAATGCCACAACTGTGGGCAGACCTACACCACACCACAGCGCACATGGGTAGGGCTGACTGATGATGATTGGAAAGAAATTGAAGATATGCCCGACACCTTTGACCAAGGGGTTGCATGGGCGCAAGCCAAACTCAAGGAGAAGAACACATGATTGAAATTACACGCTTTAGATTTGATATGGATGGTTCAATAGAGCCGTATGAGGATGGTAAATGGGTTCGTTATGAAGACATGCTACAGCGCACATGGGTAGGGCTGGCACCAGAAGACAGACTAACGGCTAAATATATGCAAGACGCACCTGACGGCATTGAAGCAGTTATTGACTACATCGAAGCCAAGCTCAAGGAGAAGAACACATGATTGCCACCATATTTGTGTTGTTCATCGGCGCTATCATTGGCGTCGGTGGCATCATTGCGTTTCTGTATTTCTTCGCTGACTAGACGTTGCGCTCAAAGTGCGGGCAGTCTATTAGGTTACTGAAGTACCCGCCCCAACGATTCTTGGGGTGCAACGATTCCCAGTAGATGCCCAGCGGTTCAATGATCTTTCTATTCCAGACAATCTTGCCGTCTTTGAAGAAGTTCAAGTCGATGGCGCAGCGTTTGAGGTGGATGCTGTTCATTGTCTTAGAACGCCCTGTTTTGACGTAGATAGCCTGCTGTTCGGGTGTGCGGGATAGTTCCCCACCAGTGACCATGAAGCCCTGTTCCGTGGCGTACTGGATCAGTTTGCACACGTCCAGCAGGAATGCGGCTTGTTCAGTGCTTAGGCTCATTTTTGTTCTCCATCTGTTTCGCCGTGCGACAGTTTCACGCCAGCAAGTAAGCCAATAAAGCCACCAACAATGGTTTGGAATGCTGGGCTAATCAGTTTAAAGATTTCAGCGTTGTCAACTTTGTCGTCAAACAATCCAGCCATTAGAACGCCAACCATGCCAACGACAACAATGCACAAGGTGAAGCTAACCATCAGGGTCACAAGAAAAGTTAGCTTTGCTTTCATTTCTTTCTCATTTCTGCAAGTTTTTCAACCGTGCGACCACCAAAGTAAGCGCCCATGATCAGCATCCCCCAATTGCCCAGCAGCGTGACGTAGGACTCATTGGCGTTGTATCCAAAGGCAGACATCATGGCAAACAGGAAGTACCCCAAGAAGATGGCTATAAGGCTCATGGGGCGGATGTTTTTTGACAGCCAAGAGTCACTGGACATGTCTGCCTCCCAGCGATCCGTGACATTGTCGGCATCACTCTGCGCGGCCTTGGCCAACAGATCAAGCTCGGCCAGTTCCATCTTGGCTTTTTCAATGCCTAGCTCCAACAGGCGCTCTTCGTGGTCAAACTGAAGCTGGCGCAGCTTGGCAACATCCTCAGATGTTGGGTTGTCAGGTATTTTTACGCCTAGCGTCTTTTCGACTACGTCCTTGCCCTTGGCTTGGATGGCGCTGGACAGCAGCCCTAAACCGTTTTCGGCTAGGCTGCCCAATAATGATGCAAGTATTGGGAGCATTATTTTTCCTTTTTAAGTTCACGCCTGAGTTTTTCTACCTTCTCCACCTGCGCTTTGACTTCGTGCTTGGCTTCTAGTATGTCCAGATACAACATACCCAGCAGTGGCAACATCAGCCCAACCAGAATCAAAGCAGCAACCCAACCCACTACGTTTTCCCAATCTTGCTTAAGAGGCCGAGAAGCAGCCACATATATAGGAGGAATAGGATAGTCGCCAGCAGGTACGCTTGCCTTTCGTTTAAAAGACGTTGCCTTTCCTTGCGTTGCCATGATTCATCATCTCGTTTCTTCCTTGCCTTGTCCTGTTCTACCTTGATGACATCCCGCATTTCAAACACTTTGCTGTACAACGCCCCCATCTCTTTAGGAGCGCCGTACACCATCGCCTCTCTTATCTCAACCTCCAACGCAGCCATCTGGTCTTGAGCCATTACCCGCTTTAGGGCGGCTTCCATCAAGTTGGCATCAGGGCTGTAGATTGTTTTGCTTTTCTCTTCCTCTTCCCTTATGTGGTCAGCAAGCTGTTCTTGCAATTTGAAAAACTGGGAAAGCTGGGTGACGATGTCTGACATGACTTGGGTTTCGTCAACGGCAACGTAGGCCACAGGCTTGGGCGATTTTGTCTGTGGGACAGGTGCAGCATTTGCACCAAACATTTCTGCCAACTTTGACCAGAAACCCCTAACCTCTTTTGCGATTCCAATGACTTCGTTAACAGTGCTTTTGACCTCCATAAAGGAAGTCTTAGCTTGCTTGTACAGTTTGCACCCTTCCTTGATTGCGGCAACGCAAGCATTAGCAGCGAAAAGGATGCTGATTGGATCAATTTCACGCGCCTATCAATTTATTGACGATCACGCCAACAAAGCCAGGGCCAAGCAACACTGCGCCGATCACGACGTAGAGCAGATACTCTATGCGCGTCATGCGCTGCTTTCCAGCCTCTAGTTTCTCTTCGATATTCTTGTATCGCTCATCGCAAGATGCTTGGTGCGCGTAGAAGTCTGTCTCTAAACTCATGCTGCTGGTGTCTCAGTTGGTGTTACTACTACGACTTCAGCCGCTACTTGTGCAGCTACTGCCGCATCATGCACTGCTTGTTCTTCAGCGGTGTACTCAACTTGGGAGACTACACCTGTTTCTACGTTTACTTCGATTCTGTGTGTCATGATTTAGCCTTCATAAAGAATGTTTACAGAGCCAGCGTCAAAGGTGTCTGGTGTTACAGAAGTAATGCGAATCCGATCAAGCGCGCCACCAAGAGCAAGTGTTCCACCACTATTGGTACTTCGATCTCCAGTTGTATTAACTAACATACCGCATTCAACCCAAGTATTACTAGTAAGATTGACCAACTGAACTGTTCCAGTCCATAAATATGCCGCATTACCAGCAGTTGCAACAACAAAAGCAGTAGTGCTTGTTACTGCCGCAGAGCTACTTGCGCCTGATTGAATTGTGACCGCCCCCGATACATAACCAGTAGTTACAATTGAACCAGAGCCTATTTGAATTAAAAAATTTGAATTGCTACCTGTACTTACACCGTTAAACATCACCGTAATTCGCTTCACCCATGAAGGGATAGAAGTAAAGTCAATACTCGTACCACTGGTAGAGGCAACAGCAGTGCCGGAGGTAATCCCCAGCACCGCACCTGAGTTGATCGTGACGCTTGCTGATCCATCAATTACTGTGCTCATGCCCATGTCCCCACGTTAGTCGCTGCGCCTGATGCGGAAAGCGGATTGATTCGGATAAAGCTGCCAGCGTATGTCGAGTACGCGCCGCCAGGTGCTGCTGATAGCGTGTACTGCGGAATGAACGTGCCGCCAGCGTTGATTGAGACAGAACCCCTAATTTTAAAAATAAACGCAGTCGTGGCGGATGTAATTCCAGATTGAGCTACCGTGGCGGTAGCTTGAGAGCCAGCAAGACTTGTCATTGGGGTTACGGCGGTGGAAACAGCGGTGTTTAGCGCATTCATTCTTGCTGATGATCCGTCATAAAGAATGTTGTTTACTGTTGCCGTACCACCAAAGCCAAGAGAAACATCATGCGATGTTGTTCCCGCAGTTTTATAAAGCATGATAAGTGCTTCAAACTCATACACAGTGCTTGCTGATAGCGTTACACCAACACCAAACAGACTTTGTGCGCCAGTTGCATTTGACCCTACAACAGCAGTATCAAGTCTGTAATACTGCTGAGTTGGAACAATGCCTCGCTGTGTGCCAATAGGTGTAGCCGCAAAGATGGGGCTTGTGTATTCAATCTGCCCTGCGGCGGCAGGACTTGATAGCGTGTCAGAAGTTAAAACAAGTATTGACATGATTATCCTTC